CTATGCCACGGGAGGCTGCTCAATCCGAACCTGCTCCTGACTCTCAGCCTCAAAGCTGATTCTCGCACGGCGAATATCACGTGCGCGCCTGTAGATCTTCAGAGTGATTAGACGAGCCTTGGTCCAGTGAGGGCTTTTCTGGTCCATCGCCATTTCGGCATCGGCATCAGACAAGGAAAACTCGGGGCGAAGATACGCCGACTTCGTTTGAGAATTGGGTTGCGATTCTGGCAATGGTGCTATCACGTGACCTCCTTGTGGTTGCCAGGATTTGAGCAGCTATGTGTTACATTTCTCCTCATGCACAAGCCAAAGTCACCATACAAGCTGGCCGAAGCGATCGAAGCGGAGGCAATCCTGCGTAGGAATCCAAAGGCCAACCGGTCAAAGGTGGCTAGGTCTCTCAGCATTGCGCGCGTGACAGTGGTACGCATCGCTCGCCAACTAGAATCCGGCATACGTGTGCCGGTGGCACGGTGTAGCAATTGCGGCATGCGGATTCTTCGCAAGTCGTGTCTTCGTTGCGAGTTATTAAACAATGGGTCTTGAATTTATCGCCGGTTTTGCAATTCTACTGCTCGCTGCCGTGTTTGGCATCGCCTATTGGATCAACGGAAAAGCCGCGAAGGCATTGCCTGGCGTTGGCAAGCTAGCTCAAGAGGCGCAGCAGCTGCCAGCCAACTTCGCCAACCTGCCAAAGTACGTGCAGGACCTGCTAGCGCAGAAGAATGCCATGGTGGCAGAGTTGCCATCGGCTATCGAAGCGATTCAGGCATTGCAAATCGTGAATCGACGGCTAGCAGCCGTGAATGCAAAGGAGACTGACCCGCAGTACGTTAAGGAAGTGAACTCGCTTGCGGCTCAGCTCATCAAAGAACCAGTCGCCTAGGAGGGGTGCATGCTTTTCTTCATCGCTTTGATCTTTCACCAGCCTAAAGAGATTCTGATTGCGGCACTTGTGGCAGAGGTGGCGTTCTACGTAGTCTCGGCATTCAAGAGTAGGGCAGCCAAGGGATAGGATGATGCAGAACAAATTCCCCGTAGTCCCGCTGCTGTGCATCGCTGCTGCCTTTGGCGGTCTCCTCCTTGTCATCGCAGGAGCACGCAAAGGCCCATCGAGCCCACTGACGCCAGTGTTCGCAACGCACGTCAACCGCTTTGAGGCGAAGGCCGATGCAGAGGCCTTAGCGGAGATCGCCAAGGCAATGGCCGACATTATTGAATTCGACGGCCGCCTAGAAAATCCGCGAATCAAAAAGGCCATCCACGTCGATGACATGCGGGCAGCCGTCCGCGAATATCGAATGGAAGGCTGGAGCTTTCTTAGTCGCTACGCAGGCCTCAGTGAAGAGTTAGATCGATTGTTTGCGCCAGTCGGCACCAATACTGGCGAGCTGTCGCCAGAACGTCGTGCCATTTGGGTTGACGCGTTTCGGCGTTGTCAGTCCGAGGCCGACGCGGCCGCAAAATCGCTCTAAGGTGTCCTGTGGATTCTCGCTTGTATCGGCTATTCGTCGCCTGCTCATTGTTGGCTGCGTCGGTCTTTGGTCTTTGCCTCTATCAGTTCGCTCACTACCAGATGACGCACTTCGGCTATGTGCCGAGTAGTGCTGATTCTGCAAGGTTCTTGGCTTCACTCGACAAGCCATTCTTATTTGATGCAGCGCCGCAGCTCAGCACGGACCGAAAGGACACGGTGCTGCTCTATCGCTCTCTCAATGAAGCGTACCAATATCGATATGGCCGCGAATGGCGTGTAGGTTCGCAAGGCATCGGTGATTGCGTGTCATGGGGATGGGCACACGCCGCTTCTATTCACACGGCCGTGCTGTGGGAAAAGGGCGAGATCCTTGAATGGCAAGAGGTTGCAACAGAACCGATCTACGGTGGCTCACGTGTTGAAGCTGCTGGTCGATCATTCGGCGGATGGGGCGACGGTTCGAACGGAGCTAGTGCGGCAACATGGTGTCGTGACTATGGCTTATTGTTTCGGCAGGACTACCCGACCGCCGACCTCAAGACGTATTCGGCTCAACGCGCCAAACAATGGGGAGCCTACGGTTGTGGTGGCAAGGATGACAACGGCCAACTCGATGGCGAGGCAAAGCGGTTCCCGGTCAAGCACATCGCTCTCGTGCGGTCATTCGATGAAGCTGCTGCCGCGATTGCCAACGGGTATCCGGTAGCCGTCTGCTCTGGCCAAGGCTTCACGTCGCAGCGAGACAAGGCAGGATTCGCAAGGGCATACGGCAAGTGGTCTCATTGCATGGTGTTCATTGGCGTTCGCCATGACCGCGCAGGCCTGCTCTGCCTCAACAGCTGGGGGCCGGACTGGATCTCGGGACCAAAGTATCCAGACGACCAACCAGATGGTTCATTTTGGGTCGACGCTGATACATGCACTCGCATGTTGCGTGGTGGCGATTCGTACGCGTTCGCTGGTCCGCAAGGGTTCAAACGACGTGATCACCATTGGTGGGCTCAGCGCGCAGAAAAGGACGGGCCAGCGCGTAACGTGATTGAGTTGGCAGCACCGCCAACCAACTCACGAGGATCTCACCATCATGAACAGCAACACCCTACACGCCGCGACTCTGCTCTGCAGCATCGCCATCATTGCGACCATCGTCGCAGTGCTCTGGCCTCACGAGCGGACAACGCAGCATCATTTGCAAGCGCCGCCTGATGCCACGTGGGACGCACCACAAGGGCAGCCATCGCTCTCGCATGGAGATCGGTGGTAAATCATGCGGCACATCATCACACGCAGCCAGGCGGCCGCTATTGCGATCGTAGTGGCCATCGTCATAGCCACTCTGCTCATGACTGGGTGCGGGCCGCGTGCCACACCTGGCCAACGCAAAGCAGAGGCCGGAGCTGCTGCCGCTTACGCGGCTCGCAAGTAGCTGCAATGCCTCATCGTATTTGGCGGTGCGTCTCATCGTATTTGCACCGCGTCATGGCCTGGATATGCGGTGCACAACGCCCCCCTTCGTAGCGTTTCCGGCCGCGATCGGAGCCCCCTCCCTCCACGGGGGTTCGCCCACCCTGTTTAACAACAATACAGGGCCTTTTTATCAACTCTTTAAGACTTTATAGGTACTTTTTTAGCGGGTCAAAAGCGGGGGCCTCACAGAGGCCGCAGGAAATCAGACTGACTTGGTTGGTTTTGACTCTCTTGCGCAGCCCCCCAAAACCATCGCCAAGGCTCCCAAATGGGCAATTACCGCAGCTTAGATCAGAAGCAAGAGACCGCCTACTATGCGTACGAGCGCAAGAAGGACTCCGAGGCCAGGCGGCAACGCATGCAGTCGGCACAAGGTGCAGAGATCGGCAGCATTCCTGAGTGCGAAAATCCTGACCGACGCGAAGACTGCCGGTTCAACTTGCGCGGGTTCTGCGAAACGTATTTGCCGGAGCAGTTCCCGCTGGCCTGGTCGGCAGCTCACCTCGACGCAATCAAGCGGCTTGAATCGTCAATCTTAAACGGTGGCCTCTTTGCCTATGCGATGCGGCGCGGTGGTGGAAAAACCACACTTGCGCGCGCAGCCGTTCTTTGGGCAACTCTTTATGGGCATCGCAACTACGTCGTTTTGATTGCCGCAACTGACCGCGACGCGCGCAAGAGCTTGCGATCGATCAAAACAATGTTGCAACACAACGACGAGCTGCTGGCTGACTTCCCTGAGGTGATCTTTCCAATTCGGCATCTCGGCGGCGTTGCCCAACGCGCGCAGAAGCAAACGTACAACGGAGAACCTACCAACATCCACTGGAAGCAAGATGCGGTGATTTACGCGGAGATTCCTGGTGCGCCAGGATCTCAGGCCGTCATCGAGACCATCGGCATCACCGGAGCGGTTCGCGGAAGAAACATCACGCGGCCGGATGGCACCACCGTGCGGCCGTCATTCGTCCTGCTTGACGATCCGCAGAAGAAAACCGACGCGCGCAGTCCAAACCGCATCGAATTCCTAACCGAAATTATTAACGGTGACGTGCTTGGCCTGGCTGGGCCCGGTGAAGCCATCTCTGCGGTGATGACTTGCACCATCATCGAGCCTGATGACTTGGCCGAACGCTACCTCGATCACACTCGCAACCCGATGTGGCAGGGTCAACTGTCCGGCATTTTGGAATCGCTTCCGACAGACGAAGCTCTTTGGTTGGAGTACTCGCAGATCCTGGCGGCATCGTTCGAAGAAGGCACCGAGGGGCGACCTGCCACCGAGTTCTACTTGCGAAACCGAGTGGCCATGGACGCGGGTGCCAAAGCGACTTGGCCAGAATGCTATGAGCCTTGGCAGGCCTCGGCAATTCAAAATGCGATGACGCTGAAGTTACGGAACGAGAATGCGTTCTGGGCCGAATACATGAACCAGCCACGCCGCCGTGGCCTTTCCACCTCGGCAGCTTCACGCACGCAGGTCTATGCAACTATTGGGCAACTGGCACGCAGCATATTGCCGTTTGCCGCTGGCAATTCCACCGAGTTGACCCAGCCGTCTCTCACTGGCTTTATCGACGTCCACCTCTCGGCACTCTACTGGAAGCTGCTCGCGACGGATTCACGCAGCGTTGGGCACGTGATTAACTACGGCACTTGGCCAGAACAAAACAGCCGCTACTTTACGCTTGGTTCGATCAAGAAGACCATTGCGCACGCATACGCTGGGCTCCCTGAGGATCAACAAATCCTGGCAGCCATTGCAGACCTCTTGAAGCTCCTTCAAGTCGAATGGAAAGACGAGGAAGGGAACGGATCAAAGCCGGACCTAATCCTGGTCGACGCAGGCTGGGGTGACCATGCTGACACTGTGTTTGCCGCGTGCAAAGGTGCCGAGAAGGTATTGCCTAGCAAGGGATACGGTATCGGACCAACGCAAAGAGATCTCGCCGAATGGAACAAGAACCCAGGTGATAAGTTTGGCGACCACGTGCTGTTATCAGCTGCAAGCGGTAAACGAAAACAAAAGTCGGTCGCGTTCGATTCGAACTACTGGAAAAGCCGCGTACACCGCGCGTTCCAAGTGCCTGCAGGGAGTAGTGGTGGTCTGTCACTATTCAAGGGACACGCCTCCGATCACGAGCTGCTTGCCGATCATATCGTCGCTGAATATCCAATCGAGACCTTTGGTCGTGGCAGGCGTGTTGACGTTTGGAAGCCCAATCCAGGGAAACCCGACAACCACTGGCTAGATTGCGTAGTCGGTTGCCACGTAGCCCACGCCATTCTCCAACTCAGCCCCGGTTTCAGAATGAAAACGACATCTTCTACTAAGCCTCGGCGACGTGGTTGGAGAGCTATGGGCTAGGCAATTTTCCATCACTCACAAAGAGCCATCTGCAAACTAGGATTTCGCCCCTCATGACCCCAATCACTAAATGCCCGCACTGTGGAAACAGCTCCTACGAAGCCAGGGAAGTACAACCTCGCCAAGTGGAGTCACAAGGCAAAACCGTGTCCTTCCGGACAGTGCAGTGCATGAAGTGCCACCGGCCATGGGTTCGACGCACCATAGTTTCGCAACCTAAGAAGAACCAATGTCAAACTCCTTCCGCTCTGGAACCATCCAACTCGAAAAACGCGACTGCCTAGACTGGCTGTCGGAATTACCAAGTGACACCGCAGGCGCGGTGATCACCGATCCACCTTATTGCTCCGGCGGCTCTAGTCGCGCGGAGATCCAGCGGCCACCTTCAGAGAAGTATCTCAATCAGGGCCAGCAAAAGACCTACGAAGATTTTGCGGGCGATGCTCTTGATGGCCGCTCTTTCTACCGCTGGTCCGTTGAATGGATGCGTGAAGCCTTGCGCGTTACGAAGCCATCTGGCTATTTGCTGGTGTTCGCCGATTGGCGACAACTTGGCACGCTCACCGATGCCGTGCAAGCGGCAGGTTGGCTCTGGCGTGGCATCAATGTTTGGGACAAAACCGAAAGCTCACGCGCGCCGCACAAAGGCTATTTTCGCCATCAGGCGGAATACATCGTGTGGGCCACGAAAGGCAAGTGCCGCAAGGCTACGCACGCCGGTCCATTCCCTGGCGTCATCCGTTGTTATCAGCACCACTCACAGAAGTTCCACGCCACCGGCAAACCGCTGGAGCTGCTCGAACGCCTGGTGCAGTGCGTTGATCCTGGCGAATTGATTTTGGATCCATTTGCAGGCTCTGCGAGCACCTTGCTTGCAGCACGTGCCACGGGTAGGCCTGCGTCGGGTTGCGAGATCGAACCAAAGATCTTTGCGACGGCCGTCGCTCGCCTTAAAGCGGCCGAGGCGAAAGTCACGCTAGGCGGGTAGTTTTTGGCGAATGCCAGACTACTCCAAACAAATCGCCGAAATGGAAGCCATTCTCAACAGTGGCATCACGAGCACCGAATCTGCCGGAGTGCGTACCACCATTGACTTGGACGCACTCCGGCGTCGGCTCAATGAATTACGTGCCCAAGATGATTCGCGGCGCTGCAAGCGGCGGCCTCTCATCGCCTTTCGAACCGGCAACATTGCTCCCTAGGTAACGCCATGACCGTCACTTATGTAGGCAGTTTTGCCGATGCGCCAGTCACTAACGCAGGCACGCAGCAGTTCAATGCTGTCGCTGGTGGTAGTGGTGCGATTGGTGGTTACGACGCCACCAATACGCGCGGCAGGCGCAAATCGGTTGCCATCAACAACAAGTCGGAAGACGATCTCCTAAAGCCGCAGAACCGTGCGAAGCTGCTGGCAGCCAGCCGCGATTTGGCACGGAACTTCTCGCTCGCGCAGTGGGCCATCGGTCAACACCTCAACTATGTGACGCAATTTCGGTTCCACCCCGCCACGCCTGACAACGCGGTGAACGAACGAATCGAGGAGTTGTACGGCACCGCAGCAACAAAAGACCGCCTTGATGCCAGACGACGCCATAGCATGCCTCGTTTCTTGCGCCTCATGGAAGCGGCCCGTTTAGTCGATGGCGATATCGGCATCATGAAGCTGTCTAATGGATCGGTGCAGCCCATTGAATCCGACCGGATACGAGATCCAGACAAAGGCAAATATCCTGGCCAGTGGATTCATGGCGTGCAGCAAGGGCCTGCTGGTTCTGACGTCGCCTACGCCATTCATCAGCGGAAAGGCAACGGCTTTGAGTTTGAGCGCATCGTGTCCGCGAAGAACTTTTGGCTGCTTGGCTACTTCAAGCGATTCGACCAGGTGCGTGGGATTTCGCCATGGGCGAGCGGCCTGAATTCGTGCCGTGATGTGTACGAGAACATCGACCACGCCCTAGCTCGCTCGAAGTTATCACAATACTTTGCGTTGCTCCTTAATCGGGAAGTCGAAGACAACACTAACGATTTCGACGCACCGGACCTCACCAGCGGTCCCGGCATTCTCGACCTCGGCAGGGAAGACAAGGCGTCGTTTCTTGAATCCAAGCAACCAAGCCAAGAGTTTCAGCAGTTCATGGAAATGGCAATCATGCTCACCTTGCGAGCGGTTGACATTCCTTACTCATTCTTCCGTGAGGATTTCACTAACTTCTTTGGCTCGCGCGCAGCGCTGATGCACTACGAACGAAGCTGTAAAGAAAAACGCGACTGCCTGATCGAATGGCTCCATCAATGGACCCAGTGGCAGATTGGCCTTTGGATTCACAACGACCAGCTCAAGCTGCCTCGCTCGATGAAGGTCGAAGATATCAAGTGGAAATGGGTGCCGCTTGGCACGCCATGGTGGGACCCCTCTAAGGAGATCCGTGGCGACATTGCAGCCTTGCAGGCTGGCATGGCTGACCCATACACGCTGGCACTCGAACGTACCGGCAACACCTTCGACTCCAACATTGACGCAACTGTACGTGCGATTCGTCACGCACGTGAAGCAGGAAAAGATGTTGGGTTCCGCACCGCCTTCGATACTGAGGCTACGCCGGTACTCCCCACTAAACCAGCCAAAAAACGCAAAAAGAAAGCGAAGAAATAATGCCCAACACTGTCTCTGGAATCGCACCACGTTCCGCCCTCAAGCACCGTGCCGCCGTGCAGTTTGCTGCCGCCAAGCCTCAAGAATCTGGAAGCGATGCACCTTCGCGGCGCGCAGTTAGTCTTTTAGCCCGAACCGGTGATTCGATCGAACATTGGTGGTGGGGCAAAATCATTCACGACATGGCTGGTTTCACCGCCAAACGTGACAAGATTGCCATCGACTACATTCACGACGATCGAGAGATTCTGGGGTTTTGCGATAAGCAGACTGCGAACAATGACGGCCTCACCCTTGGCGGTGAATTAGTGCTGTTTTCGCCGCAAGATCGTGCGTCAGAAGTGGCCCACAAATCCGATGCCGGTGTGCCTTATCAGGCCTCAATCGATTGGTCTGGCGAAGCGAGTCTCGAATGGGTGCCGGAAGGTCTGACGGCCGAGGCCAACGGCAAGCAGTGGCCAGGGCCTTGCGTGATCGTTCGCCAATGGTCAATCGAAGGCGTTGCTATTTGCCCCCACGGAGCTGATAGCGATACCGATACGGAATTGCTAAGTGCGGAAATGAGCCAAGAGGATGGCAAACTGCCTCCATCGGTTCGAAGCGTAACACTTTTTTCGCAAGGCAATATTCCAACCAAGTTCGCCATGAATCCAAATCAACCAGCCTCTCCCCAAGCAGCTCAAACGCAGCCCGCGACGTCTCCCACTGATTTTCGAGCGGAATTGAAGCGATTCACTGACCGCTTTGGTGCAGAGGCTGGCCTTAAACACTTCAGCGCTGGCAACTCGTTCGAGTCTGCTCTCGAAACGGAGTTCGCGGCGCTCAAGGAATCGCATAAGGCAGATATTGCCAAGCTGACGGCCGAGAACGACGAGCTGAAGAAGAAGCTCGCTGCCGTAAACCTCGGCGAAGGTAAGCCAGCTTCCTTCGCCGAGCAGGGCAACGGTAGCACCGACAACAAGAACCAGCCGCAAGGCATGGCTAAGTTCATTCGGTTTGCTCCTTCCGCCAAGAAGTAAATCACTTGTTCCCCGGTTGGCCCTCCACAACCGGAACCTAGCCGGGCGGCTAGTAGAACGCCGCCCGGCTTTCTCGATCACCCAATTTTAGTTTTTTGTTTCGCATAAGGCCAAAACCGTGGCAAATTCGCTAATCACCGCGTCCGATATCCTCACCATTGGCGACCAGAACGCGGTCGAAAATGGCGTCTCTGACTTGCTGCAATACGCTCCATTGCTCAACCTGCTTGGTGCTGCAACCGCAAGCAACGGCACGCAGCACAAGTACCTGAAGGAGACCGGCGCTCCGACCGTTGGTTTCCGTGCTGCCAATGCTGGTCGCGATTTCTCGAAGTCGGCCGACACGGCTGTTACTATTGCGCTGCAAATCATGAGCGCTAACGGTATCGTCGACAAGGCTTTGGCTGACGTATACCAAAAGGGCGGCGCAGCAGCACTATGTGCGCGTGAAGCTCAGCGTGCTCTTAAGCAATGCTTCAAGCACCTGGAGAAGCAAATCATCTACGGAACCGGCAACGATTCCGATGGTTTCACTGGTTTAGTGCAGGCCCTCAATGCGTTGTCGAATGTAATGGTCTACGGCGCTGGTGGCACAACGGCTCTGACGTCGGTGTGGTTCATTCGCACCAACAATGACGAGACTGACGTACAGTTCATCCTTGGCAACAATGGTGAACTGACGATCGGCGACACCTTTATTCAGATGATTCCGGATGCCACCGGAAAGATGTTTCCTGCTTACGTCACGCCTTGCGAAGGCTGGGGTGGTTTGCAGGTTGGTTCTGCTTACTCTATCGCCCGCATCTGCAACATCGACGGCAATGCCAACGGCGTCACCGATGCGCTGCTGAGCCGTGGCTTGGAACTCTTCCCCGAAGATCGTCAGCCGAACCTGATTGTGATGAACAAGCGCAGCCGGGCTCAGTTGCAACGCTCGCGCCAAGCTGTCAGCACCACGGGTGGCCATGTTCCCCTACCAACGGAATACGAAGGTATTCCACTGGTCGTGACTGGTTCCGTTAGCATTGCCGAGACGGTTGTCACCTAATCCGAAAATACTTGTTGTGAGCCACGGTAGCCCCTGTGCCGTGGCAATTGAAGCGCTGAGGAAGGGAGAGAAGGCTCAACACCTGACCTTTCCCTTCCTCAGCTTTTTTTGTGTCTCATTTTTGAGGTGTTGCATGGGAAAGCTCCCGAAGAGCGTGTTGATGTTGTTACTACTCGCAGGCAGCCTGGCGTGTAGCCTAGGCACGTGCATTGCGCAGGAAGAGTACGGCGCGCAGCCACCGAAAGATTCGAAGTGGTATGTGTCGGTCGTTGGCCTGCCTGGCTGTCGGCCATGTGCCCGCCTTGATCGTGACCTAGAAACGGTGCGGAGGTTAAAAGACGAGATCGGCTCGCAACACGTGACGCACTGGACCTATGGCACCGAAAAGGCCGACAAGCAGTTTGCCAATCTTAACCTGACGTCGTTTCCGTCGATCGTGTTTCAGCCGCCGGAAGATCAATCGAAGTCGTATGTGGTAACCGGGTACACGTCTCCCGATAACCTGATTCGAGAATTTGAGCGGGTCAAGCGTGAACACCAGGGCGCGCAGTCCGTTTCGAAAGAAAAGGAAGATCGAACGACAATTATCCCTCACCCACTCCAACGCGAAGTTGAACGGCATTTGCCAGGCGTCTCCATGCTGGCTGATTGGAGGGACCGATTCCAACGGGCTTTTTTTTGGTGTGGCGTCGGCCTGCTCGTTGGCCTAGTTGCCGGTTGCTACCTTACTATTCGCGGGTTCCGAATCACTCTATGACGCGCGCAGGCCAGCAAAACAAAAGAGCAAGGGAAACCAAGTCGCTAGTTGTCGACTGTTCCCCCTTACTCGCTGATGGCGAAACGATCACCGCTATCGGCACACCGACGCAGGTCACCAAACCAGTGGACGGTGACCCACTCACGTTTGCTGGCCTAGCTGCCAACTCCGTACGCCTGGCCTACACCAACGCAACCGACATTGAAATCGGTGTTGGCATTGTAGGCTTCGTCAGTGGTGGCACGTCAGGCATCTGCTATTCGGTCACCATTCCTTTTCAGACCTCGGCCGGTCAAGATCTCGATGCCGAGATCGAGCTGGAGGTGCTGTAGTGCAACCGCTTGCCCATGCCAAAGTTGCTCGCACGATCCTGCGTAACTCGCAGAAGCTCATGCGTGGCATGGAAGTCGTCTACCGACGTAAGCGGATATCGCTGCCCATTGTCGCCATTCCAGGCGACACCGATGGTTTGCAGTTCTTCAGCTCCGATGAAATCACTCTCAACGCTCGCAAGATGGAATGGCTTATCGTTCCGGATGACCTCATCCACCGGGACAAGCTCTTAGAACCGGCCGTCGGCGACGAAGTGATTCTCATTCTAGACAACCGCCAATTCACGTTCTCGATCGAGCGTGATGACGCAGAGACCGTTTGGAAGTTCACCGATGGCATGCAGACCTTCTTGAGCATTCGAACGGTGCTGACGGAGATCTCCACGCCATGAGTGATTGTCCGGAACTTGATATTGCGGTTGCCCTCGCGGAGGAACTAGCGAAAGTGCAGAAGATTCCCGTGCATAGGGTGTACAACGCCTTGCAGTCGCTCGAAGCTCTCAAGACTGGAGAGATTCAATTGTGGGTAGCACCTGCAAGCGACGACATCGAGCTTGGGGCAAGGGATATTTTTGACCGTGATATATCGGTTCACGTTGTTCTGGTTTGCAAACTGAAGTCAGCGCAGGATGTCACCGAAATGGATGATCTACTGCGTAAGCTCTCGGCGTTGAAATCGCTGTGGCTCACCGAAGATGGCCAGCTGCGAGAAACGGAGCTGGCTGGCGCACAATTTAAGTCCATAACCAACTCACCGCTTTGGGAGCAGGAGGTCCTGTTCAAAGCCAAGGCGTTCTTTTCCCGTCTCACTCTCACGTACTGGATTGAATCATGAGCCCAACCGGGTCCTTTGCTGGTCGTAAAGCAAAAGCATACGTCAACGTCGGCACTAACGCCTCGCCGGTGTGGGTGGAGATGAAACGCATCAAAGATCTAAAGCTGCCGCTCTCGAAGGGCGAAGTGGAAGTTGCCGACCGCGAATACGAGTGGAAAAAGTTCCTTGCTGGCATCAAGGAAATGGGCATCACCTTCCGCTATCGCAAGATCCGTGGAACCGATGCAGTGTTTTCTGCTCTCGAATCGTCCTACTATGCCGACGATGAGATCCAAATTGCCATCTGCAACAATCCAATCGCCACCACTGGCACCAAGGGTGTGAAAGCCTACTTCCAGGTGTTTGGCTTCGATGGCGATGAGTCGGACGAATCGCCAGTGGGCCACGACGTCACGTTGAAGCTGACCGAGTACTTTGAACTCGACGTCAGCGTAGAACCAGAACGATTCACGGTTGGTGCATAACGCACCACTCGTTTTCTAACCGCAGTTTTTTAGAGGGTGTTTTCGATGAGTTTGTTAGAGCGTATGACGGCCGTCCTCGATCGTTCCAAGTCTGTTAAGGATTCGGACTCGGTCACGCTCCAGGGCGATGACTTTGTTTCGTTGGTCACGGAAAGTAAGACAGATGACGCTGGAATGGTTCGTGCACTGCGGTTCATTCAACCAAAGAACCGGCAGCCCGCCACTATCAGCATGGGCTCGTTCCGTGCCATGGTTGCCAAGCTCGGCGGTCCGTCGTTTGTGACACAAACGCAGGACGTGCCAACCGACGCGTAGTCGATTCGGGCAAGTGATTCTAAGTCTTTAGTGCGGAGGTTCTCAGGTGGCAAAGTTCACGGACGATATGACCCAGGATTGGACGGTGGAGATTACTTTCTCGACCGTCAAGCGGATACGCTCACGACTCGGCATTGACATTCTCAGGCCTGACGACGTCCGCCGCGTGTTTGACGACATGGTGACCACGATTGACGTCCTGTTCGTGATCTTGGAACCAAATGCTAAGTCGCTCGAAGTGAGCGAGGAAGAATTCGCACGCCGTCTCCTGTTCTGCGTCAACAAGGCCGTAACGGCATTGCTTGAGGCCTTCGCCGATTTTTTCCGAGGAACCGGCCAAGCAACTCTCGCCGTGCTGGTCGGGAAGACCATCGACGCGATGAAAGAAAAGCGAAGCGCGGACGCACGCTTAGCGGACAAAGTGGACAAGTCTCCGCTGATGACAGCGATTCGGCAGAACATCGTCGAGATCGAGCAAAAAGGCGAAAGCGCTCTGACGAAGGCGTTGGAGACCCTTGGGAAAACGTCTACCGCTTAGCCGGTATCTGCGGAGTGGCGGACATTGGGCCACTCACTTATCGAGAGCTGTACTTGATGGCTGATGCTGCTCAGCGTAACACCTGGCAGCACACCAGCTCAATGCTGTCGATGATGGCCAACGTCGCCAGGGATGCCAAGAAGCGGCCTCAACCTTACCGGCCTACTGACTTCAATCCGTATGAGCGCAAGCGGCAACGGAGCAAGCCAGGCCTGCCGCTCACGGCCGACAAAATCGACCTCCTTGGAAACATCCTGTGCGGCAACAATGAGTGACGTAACCGTATCGATCAAGGTGAGGGAGTTCTTTTTTGACAGCGATGGCGTTGTCAAAAAGACCAGCGAGAAAGCTAGGTCAACGCTCCGCACCATCGGTTCTAGAACGCGCCGCAAAGCTCGTGATCTTATCCGCTTCACTAAGAAGCGTGCCAGCAAGCCAGGCCAGCCACCGCGATCACACACGAAGCATCCCTTCGCGTCAATTCGCAATATTGTGTACGCCTACGAACCTGCTCGCCAAGGCGTGGTTATTGGACCAATGGCTATCCAGCCGAATACGAAGGTGCCAAGCACGCTCGAAGGTGGCGGCCGCGTGCGTTACACCATGCAGCTCCGGCCAAAGTATTACTATCACGGCCGTAAGATCAAAGCCCAATGGAAGCTCTGCGTTGGTGACAACCCGCGCAGGGTCCGTATCAAGAACCGCAAGCTGCGCACGTCTAGTGCCAAAATTGCTGCACGGCCGTACATGGGGCCTGCCTGGCAGAAGGTGCAGCCCACTGTGCAGAATGACTTTCGAGGCTTGCTAGGGCCAGGGTAATGCGACACGTGGCAGGTAGTCTCTGCACTCATGAGTGCATCTGCCGTTCGCGCTGGCCGCGCCTTTGTTGAGTTATTTCTGAAAGATGGCGTTAGTAAGGGACTAGCGCCTATCGAGTCACGCCTTCGTGGATTCACCACGAACGTAAAGGCTTTTGGCGCAGAACTAGTGAAACTTGGTGCATTGGGCACAGCTCCACTGCTGATCTCCGCGAAAGAGTTTGCCAGCTTCGAGACGCTGATGCAAAACGTCGCTTCGCTACTTGATGAACCAGACAAGCACATGGCACGATTTCGCAGTGGCGTGCGTGCATTATCTATCGAGTTTGGCGAATCGACCGAGACCATTGCAAAGGGTCTTTACGACCTTATTTCTGCGAGCATTGCTCCAGAACACGCGATGGAAGTACTCCGCGTTGGTATGACTGCTGCCAAGGCTGGTGTTACCGATACGGCCAAGGCCACGGCCACCTTAATTAACATCCTCAACGCCTATCACATTCCAGCATCTGACGCGGCTGACGTTAGCGACCTCCTGTTTCGCACGATTAAGCGTGGCGTGACTACCTTCCCAGAACTTGCGGAACACATGGGCATGGTGACCGCAACGGCTTATGCCTGCCAACTGTCGCTCGATGAACTCGGGGCTGCCATAGCGACCATGACACGCAACGGCCTGAAAACCGATGTAGCGATTACCTCGCTGAACAACGTCCTGCTACAGTTCGCAAGCCCTACTGCGGAAGGCATTGCTGTTGCAAAAGAGTTTGGCGTCGAAATGAGTATTGCTGGACTCAAATCTGAAGGCCTGCTGAAAATCGTGCAAAAGCTCGCGAAGATCCCGCCAGATGCTCTTGCGAAAATCTTTCCCGATGCGCGTGGCATCCGTGGTGTCTTTGCCATAGCAGGCGATGCCGAAGGATTCGCCAAAGACATCGAGCAAATGCGTACCCGTGGCGGTGCTGCTCTCAGTGCTTTCGACCTTCACGTTGACACGACTTCGGTGCATTTAGGTCAGCTATGGGAAGTTGCCAAGGATGTCTCCGTCGAGGTGGGGTCAACGCTCGCACCGCTCTTTTCGCGCCTTGCCCTTTTGACAAGGGCCATCGTCACACCGACTCTTGACCTCATCTCTGCGAACCAAGGGCTCATCCAAGGGTTTGCCATCGCATCGGTATTAGCGTTGACGGTTGGGACGGGTTTGCTCGCAATCACGGCAGCAGGCTCTTCCCTGGGTGCGATGCTTGGCTTCCTTAGCGTGCTGCTCAATCCGCTGGTCATGATTCCGGTGGCTCTGGTTGGCATAGGTAGCGCAGCTGCGGGCGCTAGTGTGTATTGGGCAACGTTCTCCGCAGAAGGCCAAGCCGCTCTAACTGCTCTTGGCGATTCCATCGAATACCTAAGCTACTTGGCCGACGAGGCCTTCATGGGAATTGGTGACGCGTTAGCAGCCGGTGACCTTCAGCTCGCCGCCAACATCGCCATGCTTGGCATGAAAGCTGTTTGGCTCGAAGGCCTCAGCATAATTGCGTCGGCATTTGACAACGAATGGGCAGAGATCCTACGGCTGCTTTTCTCTGGCGACCTGGCTGGAGCTGGTGAGCATGCCATGGAAGGACTCTGGCACGCCTTTCAGCGTGGCATCAATGCGATCATTGGAACGTGGAAGATTGCCATGTTCTATCTCAACGAAGCCTTCCTATCCAACGGCATCGACCTGGCAGCGACCTGGAAAACCATCTGCGACAGCATCAGCTACGCAATCACCAAAGTGATCGAAGGATTAGACGCAGCCATGGATTGGCTGCTCAGCATCATCGGTACGGCTGACGAAGCGGCAGCCAAGACTGCCCAGATAGGTCCTGGCCAATCAGGTCAGCCGAACGACAAAGCGGCAGAAGAACAGCGGCGTGCTGCCGATGCTGCTCGCCAGAAACGCATGGTGAACTTTGCGCAGTCGTTTGCGCAGAATGGCATTGCCGAGGAGAAGTACAAGGCCTGGAACGAAGAAAACAAAAACGAAGCCAAGGCCAAGGGCGATGCAGCGCACGCCAAGGCACTCGATGAGCTGAACCAAGCGACCAAGAAGGCACGTGACGTACGCGACGCACACAACAAACAGCTCGAGGCGGATCTCGCAGCGGCCAAAGCCGAACGAGAAGCACGTGCACAGGCTCACGCCGACAAGATTGTTCCGCAAATGGAGCAAGCCGACAAGGAAGCGAAGAAGGCAACCATGGAGAGCGGCACATTCTCGGTGGCTGGCAAACTCGCTATGGCTGCCATGTACGGCGATGGGGTCTCCGACGATCAAAAGCGAGTGGCAGTTGCCACGGAGCTGACGGCGAGACGGCTGCAAAAGCTAATCGAGATCGGCAACGAACAAATGGCTCGCACGTTCCCAGCAAGTTTTAAGTAGGTTCGAAATGGTAATGCGACACGTTGAACTGTTTGGTAGCAATCGAGGCATGGATTCGGTTGCCCGCGACGGCTACCGCGAACTGGTGTGGATGTGCTTCGGCAGTCGCCTACGAAATGACGTCGAAGTCTACATGCTCTCCGTTGTTCCGGAGACGCATAGCGGGTACGTTTTCCGCACGATCTCCATGGAGCAAGTCGGCAAGAAGGCGTGGCAGGTCACCGTACGCTATGCCGATCCTGACAAAGTGCAGGAGGAGCAAAAGCAAGAGCCCGAAGGAAACTGGGACTGGGACGTCGACACCACCGGCGGCACCATCAAAATCTACAAGAGTTTGCAAACCAATCGCTTTCCGATCGAAGGCACCGACTACAAGGGAGCTATCAACGTCCAAGAAGATGGCGTGCAGGGATGCGACAAGGTAATCCCTGCCATGAAGCTCACCTTCAGGGGGCGGCATCCTCTTGGATTCATGACGCTCAATCGTGCAAGGGCAGTGGCCGGAGTAACAGGCACGGTGAACGCCTCACCATGGAATGGATTCGAGGCTGGTGAAATGCTCTTTCTAGGTTCTAATCTCACCAACGGCAAAACCAAAGAGTCCGACGCCACCTACACCTTCGCATGTGCAAAGAACCTAAGCGACCTTACGTTTTCGGAGTCTATCTCCGGCGTGAACGTCGATGGGCACGACTTCCTGTGGATTCGATTTGAGGATAGCGTTGTCACCGATGGCGATGGCAAGAAATCCAAATCAAAGAAAGTTAAAGGCGTTTACGTCGAACGCATCTACGAACGGCTTGACTACGCCTTCTTTGGAATCACGGTCGACGCATGAGCACAAGAGCTATCAAAGGCCAGCCGCTGGAGATCCGGGCAACCGACTGGAACCAGATGCTCGATCTTATCGAGCCCAAAGGGTCGCCAACTGGCAAGCGGCCACCGTTGGCTGCTGGCCTCATTCGCCTGCACAACACCAGTGGCGTGGACATGGAGATCTACGGCGCTTGCTGCTACGAGTTTGCGAACAGTGGCATTACTGCACCAACAGATCCGAACGACCTGCCGGAGCTGGTCTACCAATGGGCTGACCCAGCGGCCAGGCCTGCGACCGATGCACGACCTGCCGTTTGCATTTTGCAGGAGCCCATTACGGCCGGAGCTGTTGGACTAGCTCGCGTCGAAGGCGAAACATGGGCCAAGGTTCGGTTTGAGTCGACAGCAGCTCGCCAAGGTGGATTGGGGGCGACTTACCCCTATCTGGTCTCCGATGCTTTACCGTGCGCGCAGTTGCTCGGACCGTTTCCAACTTCCACCGGTGAATGCTATACACGGGCAATTCTGCACCGCAGGCCGCTGATTCGCCAACCCGTTGTGGTGACCGCAGGCGGTCTCGCTAGTGACTCAGGCCTTACCTATTTTGGCGCTGGCTGGTCGAGCTACCTTTTGCAGTCATATTCCCTTAGCGGCAACGGCGGCAGCGGTGTCGAAGTGGGAAGCGGATACTTCCGCGTCCGTGGCAACCGCTGGCAGATGCGGTTGCAAGCTCGCCTCGAGGTATCCACCATCAGTGGGCCAAGGATTTTTGCCGTGGCGCTCATGAGCGTAGATAGCACGCCAACGATGGTGAAGTACTCCAAGACCAGCGTAAACGCTTCGTTCTGGGGAGAGACGACAACCCTAACGGCAGAGCTAATGCCAGGCGTGAAGTATGCCATCTACCAGTTCGGAACACCGCAAGCGATCGACGAAGCGGTCATGACGCTGGAACCGGTAGACTCCTCGCAGCGGCTCGACCTGGCTTGGTAGGGAATGCGACGGCCGAGGGCTAGTATTGCCGCTTTCCGTCGCCTGTTTCCGCCTCCCAATTTGCAGGGCCTTATGTCGCGCATCATCTATCACAACGGTTTTCCCAAGATCAATTGGACGTCGGATGTCATCCGCGTGCTTTTGGAACGCAGCACTAGCACGTACACTCCGGACCGTGACCACCCCTACCTCAATAGCTTTACCGGTGGTGGCGGCGTTGAAATCAGCGTGCCAAGCTATGCCCGCCAAACCCTTGGCACCAAAACGGCAGCCGGTAACAACACCAAGGATCAATTCGAGTTTGATTGTGCCGATGTTCCCTTCGGGAATCTCGAAGCTGGCCAAACCGTGAAGTCCTTGATTGTCTACCGCCAAGTCGGTGGCGATGACTCCACGCCAGCCAATGACGAGCTGCTGCTTTACGACGATGGCAAGATCGATCTCACCTTGGCCGCGAATGCTGCCCTTGGTGCAACGACCATCTACGTTGATCCAATCGAGGCCGACATTCCAAGCGGCACCGCTTTGAACTTTGGCGGCGGTGCGACTTGCACCACGAATGCGGCCGCGTCACGTGGCGCTCGCTCTCTCAGCGTGACCGCTTTGGCAGCTGCGGCAACGGCCGGTGCCAAGTCGAGCAACGTGGCCACCACTTCGATTCTGCCAGCCGTATTGCAGAACGGTCCTTTCACTTGGCAGATCCATGCCAACGGCTTGTTCCTCATGGCCCAACGTGGCTTGTTCACTCCGTAATTCTGCGCAGGCGTACGCGGCTGCAATCCAATAAGGTGCGCCTGTGACGAACTTTAACACGAAGGTCTCCAGCGGCTCTAACGATGCCGCTTGGGGGCCTGGTGGTACGCCAAGCTGGGATGCTACAACCAGCAACCAGATGATTGGCAGCTCCGGCGGCAACGGCTACGGCCGCGTCGATCGCTTCACCGGTGTTACCGTGCCACAAGGTGCGACGATCACCAGCGCCACCATCGGCTTCGTCGGCAATGCCATGCCTGGCACGGTTACGCTTCTTCCAAAGCTGGAAGATGCCGACAACCCTTCCTTTCCAACCAGCAACTCTGACGCGAACGGCCGCACCAAAACAAGCGGCTCAAGCCAAACGGTAACGGTTGGCCTCACCGGCTACACCACCTTCGACATTACGGCTGCCGTGCAGGCGGTTGTGAATCGTGGTGGCTGGTCAAGCGGCAACGCGATGCAGGTGTTCACGGCCGACAACGGCAGCAGTGGAAACGTCTACTGCTACCACTACGATGGCAGCCCATCTAATGCCGCGCAACTCACCATCGACTATACCGATGGCTCCGTCACGGTGGTGGCAACACCAGCGGCCATCGATCTCGGCGAGTTACCTCCAGCCGTAGTGCCTGGCAGCACACACGCAGCGACTCCGGCCGCGATCGACTTGGCAGAGCCACCGGCCGCAACCATTGGTGGTACGGCGATCGGTACCACACCTGCTGCTATTGACCTCGGCAACGCTCCGGCCGCATCGGTCTTTGCACTCGAAGTACGTGGCACGCCTGCTGCCATTGACCTCGGTGTATTCCCAACGGATTACACCGTGGCGGCTGCTCTGCTCACTACACCATTCGCCATCGATCTCGCTTCACCAGCTGGTGTTGGCGTTGGCGGTGCTGTTTTGATTGCTGACCCGCTGGCGTTGGCGATCGAGCTTTCGCCTTTCGGATTCGTGTTAGGCCTTGGCGTGCGACAAGCACCTATCGCCATCGACATGGCACTGCTACCAAGTGCCACGGCCGTTGAGACGATCGGTAAACCCGTACCGGCTCACCTCTCGATCGAGAATCCACCATGGCTTGGCGTTGGCAGTTCGCGCGTTGATTCGTTCCCCGCTGCACTCGCCGCCGGCACGCCGCCGGCGTCGGTAATTCCAGGGATTTTGGAACATGCTATTCCCGCCGTCGTTGAGCTAGCCGCGGCAAGCCAAGTAGCCATTGTGACGTGGCTGCAACAGGCACCGGCTGCGTTCTCGATCGACAGCCAGGCGTCTCCTTCAGGAGGTGCTACGGTTGCAGCTGCTCCTGCAGCTCTTGGCCTATTCGGCGACTGCGAACCAACGGCCGGTACCAGGATCTCGCCACCTCCGGCCGCGATCGGCGTTGGCGGTTTGGCCTGGCCGAGTATTGCCACGTGGCTGCAACAAGCCCCGGCAGGCCTTTCGATCGACAGCCAGGCGTCGACTTCCGGAGGTGCCACGGTTGCAGCAGTTCCTGCAGCGCACGGCCTAGTTGCCGACGGCGAACCAATGGCCGGTACCATGATCTCGCCATCTCCGGCCGCGATCGGCTTTGGCGGTTGGGCCTGGCCTAGTATTTCGACATGGCTGCAATCTAGTCCAGCGCCGCTAGTGATCGACGGCCAAGCAGTTGCTGCCCTTGGCTGGATTGTCAGCGCGCAGCCTGCCGCCATCGCTATCAGCTCACCACCTCCGGCCACATCGGTTGGCAGCCAACTCACACCACCACCGGCAGCGGTCGAGCTTGCCCAGTTTACCAGCCAGGTTCACGCGACGGCATTTCTGCGGACGTCTCCGGCAACCGTCGCAATAGGAAGCCCACCAGCGAGCGCAAACGTGTCGGCATGGCTAATGAGTCAACCGGCAGCAGTGGCCCTTATAAGCGATTCTAGGGCCGTTGGCGGGGCGGTCTATTTTGCATCGCCTATTGCAAATTCTCTTGACAGTTTGCCAAGCCGCGTTGGTTCCATCGTCATCGCCACGCCGGAGATGGTATTCGAGATCGATTCCCGGCCGCTCCGCTATCGGCTGGAATCAGAACGGTTGTGGTTGACGTTGCCATCTGCCGCGCTCCGCTATCGGCTGTACCCGTAATGCGCAGGCCAGGCGTTAGGCTTTGGCCAGTTCGCTTCCCTTTCTTCCTTTCTTTGTCGGAGCTTGCCTATGTGGCTAATTGTTGTCGCCTACGTTGCCATTGGTTTGTGTTGCTTCTTTGGTGCACTAACTAGCCCACGACCTCAAGATGCTCGTGGAGTCTTTCTCGGCTTTCTTTCCGTTGGATGCCTAGCATTGTTGCGAGATCTCTTTGTCTATCTCGGCGGCTTGGCAAGCGCCGACCCTACTTGGGTTGCGGCGTGGCTGCAAGCATTAGTCGGGTTCGCCATTGTCATAGGACTTTCGATAGTGGCGTTGATCATCGCTTGTTTCAGTGAAGATTGCGACCTACAGAGCTAATGACCAACTTCACCTCCGACTTGGTGTCCCTGTGGAAAGACATGGACACCGACAGCGTAGCCGGTCGCAACATCTCGCTATTCAACGGTGCTTACAACAATGGGCCGGGGGCTGACCTCGGTCTCTACTGTGATGGCGTGAATGACTATGCCGAGGTGAGTGGCTTCAAGTACTCTGCTGCCCAAGGCACGGCTATATTTCGCGTGAAGTTCCCTAGCGGCTGCTCCGGTGGTCAATCGCCTTGGTATCAAGGTGACATCAATGCCAGTGCGGTCTTGCTGGGTTACCAAGGCACGTACTTCATTGTGAACGGCAATTTCTGCACCGTCCGGAACAATCTCTCGAACACCTGGCAGACTCTCGTTGGCACCTGGGGCTCCGGAGGGATTCGTGGGTATGAGAACACGGTATTGCGTGGCATTCATAGCTACACCGGCTCCGCTCCCACTCCTTACTGGGACATGACCTTCGGCGCTCTGCACTACAACGGCGGCTACGTCCAAAACATTAACTGCCTCATCGACTTTGCAGCGATACTTTCGCGGCAAATCTCGGTGGCAGAAGTTGCAGAGATCACGGCAGACCCAACCATCCTGTGGGCACCTCCAGCCACCACGCAGTTCACTAAGAAGGTTGCCGTTGGCACCGATGACGCCAGGTTCTCCAGCAATGGAACGTATCTCGATGGCACACAGTTCACGCTTGGCCAATTCAGTGGCGTTACCAGCAACCTGGTTTGCCGATTAACCGGCGTCACTGTGCCGCAAGGTGCGACGATTAAAAAGGCAACGTTATCGGCCTCGGTCGTTGGTTCAACATCGGCCTCGGCCGTGAACTACATCACGCGCGTCGGCAACGAAGCAAACGCCGCCATGCCAACCACTTACTCGGCTTGCACATCGACCGCGAAAACAACTGGCACCTCTGGAAGCAACGTATTTGTATCGTCGTCAGGGTACAACGCCTTCGACTGCACAGCAGAAGTGCAAGCCCTCGTGAATCGATCCGACTGGGCAAGCGGCAACGCGATGACGGTTTACTTGATGGACAACGGTTCGGCATCGGGAGCCTATGCCACGATCGAAATGTACGACCAGTCAGCCGGGGTTAAGGCTCCGCAGCTTGATATCACGTACACCGTGGCAAACGTAATGAGCGAAAGGAACGTGCCACGCGGTGTGCTGCGTGGCGTTTGTAGAGGAATGAACTAATGGCAGCAATCTATGCCAAATACGGTGTCAGCTTAACGATCACGTTCCCCTTGATGAAGCAAGGGACGAACAACCTAGCGGGCACGTCTGACTACATTGAAGTTGCTGGCGACGTCAAGGTTATCAAGGACGGAGCTGGCGGCGGAGCAAATGCCACCAACTCCATGGGAGCCAACCTTGTCGGCAACAGCACCATCTGGCGTTTGCAACTGACGGCCGCAGAGATGCAGGCGAAAGAGATCGTGGTGAAGATATCGGATCACCCGACCGGCAGAACCATTGATGACCAGGTGATTATCATTCTCACTTACGGAGATCCTGCCGCGTTATGGGCGGCCGACTTGTCGAACTCGACGAACCTTGGCCTCAGTGGTTTGCCGAATGTGCAACAAGGCAACGTAGGTGCGTTGCTCACCAGCGGAACTGGAACCGGCCAACTCTCCGTAAGCGGTGGCGTGGCCAATGCCAACCTCCTGCAAATCATGGGCTCCGTACTTTCTGGAACGGCTGCATATATTGCGGCCGCGTTCTCTTCATTCTTTAACATCGCCTCGCCATCGCTCACGGTTGGCTCCGTGAACCAATCAGGAGATAGCTTTGCTCGCATCGGCTCGAACGGCTCTGGCCTTACGTCGCTTGCTCCGGCATCGACGGCGCTCAGTAATGCGACTTGGACCGCTGCCATGGCGAGCTACCTGCCGAACCTCAACGTTGGCGGGCCGGTTGCCAGCCAGCAAGACGTCAACGCGCTCAACCAATCGGCTGCGCGTCGCATTGTGCTTAACACTTTGCCGCAGTATGAACGGCCGGAGGTGGGATCGTCGCAGTACACGATCGAGCTACGCACCTACGACGGCGATGGAGCTGCACAAAACGGCGACACCACGCCAACGCTCACCGCTCTTGGTGCGATCTCTGGCAGCCTTGCAGGTAATCTGTCAGCCGCTACCAATCCAGCGACCGGCCTTTACCGATGGACCTACAGCGTGGCCAACAACGCCACGCCGGAGCAGATCCGCTTTGATGCGTCGGCCACTCTCAGCGGTTCCACTTTCCCGATGAGCTGCTATTCGCAGGTGGTTGACCTGGTTGCTGCCACGTGGACGACTGACGACCGCTCGAAGCTGACGGCCGTGTTCGATAAGCTGCCAAGCAAGTCATTCCTCACCGGCACTGCGAATAGCGATGGCGATGTGCAATTGAGCGAAGCCACCGGCAACTTCCCAGGTTCCGTTGGTTCGATCGCAGGAGTGACATTCCCAACGAACTTTGCCGCACTCGGCATTGCCGCCAATGGTCATATCCTGGTTGTAGATCTTTTGGCAGGCCACGTACCGCAGTCAGGAGATAGCTTTGCTCGCATCGGTGCGAATGGCTCCGGCCTTACGTCGCTTGCTCAGGCTGCAACGGCCGTTAGCAATGCCATCCTCACGCCAGCACGTGCGGCCGCACTTGATAACATTGCGGCTGGTCCGGTAATGCTTGACAGCGACTACACTGCGCCCCCTGCCCTCTCTGCGATTGTCTCCGGTGTTGCTTCGCAAATCACCACCGACCACGGAATTGGACCCTACAACCTCGGTGGCGGTGGTGGCGGAGCTGGTGACGGTGCCCGCACGCTGGCAATCAGTGTGACCGATGGTAGCTTGCCACTTCAATCCGCACGCGTGCGAGCCACGAAGGGAATTGAGACCTACGTCGCAACCACCAATGCGTCAGGCGTCGCCACGTTCCATCTCGACGATGGCGACTGGGCCATTGCGATCACACGACCTGGTTACCAGTCAGCAGGCCAGACTGTAGGCGTGATCGCCGATACGGCCGTGGGCTTCATCTGCCCCGCGATTGTGTTGCAGCCTAGCGAGCCAGGCCGAACGACGGGTTACCTCACGGCCTACGGTGCGAATGGTTTGCCAGCCGGGAACAAAAGCGTGAAGGTTGCCATGGTCGAACCGCCAAAGGGCTCCGGCAGTTCGTTCGATGCAACGCCGCTTATTTATTACAGCGACATCAGCACCGGTTTGGTCCAGACGATCAATCTCGTGAAAGGTGCGAAGTACGAGATCCGTGCCAATACGGGCGAAGCATTCACGGTTCAGATCCCAACTGCCGCAGGCGATTACTTCCAGCTGCCTAACGTGGTTGGCTAGTTTTAGAAATCCATGACTACCATAATGGAGGGTGGTAGCATACTTTTCGAAAAAGGCTAACAATATCGGCATAACCAATGAGATTGGTTGAGCAAATTTATTCGGTTTGCCGAGTATCTCTAGGCTAGATAATTTCGAGAGTTTGGCCATCGGCCAATTTTCAAAGCCCTAGTTTGGCAAGGATTCATTGCATGGAAGCACAGTTAGTATCTGCCAAAAAAAATCGTGGCACAGATGTACCAAAGGTCTGTTCAGCAGTTTCGTTATTCGCTGGTTGTGGTGGCACTGACCTAGGACTCTCCATGGCCGGAGTAGATGTTAGGTGGGCAAATGAGAAAAGCGCGGGAGCTTGTGAGTTTTATCGATCTGTAACGGAAAGCGATGTCATTGTTCAGGGCGACGTAGCAGAACAAATAAAGTTCCCTAAGGCCGATTTACTTGTTGGCTGCTATCCATGCCAAGGGTACAGCCAAGGTGGCGTTCGTGAACCTGAAGCTGGAATCAACTTCCTTTACAGGCATTTTGATAGAGCATTGCGGCAGATCAAACCTAAGGCTTTCATCGTTGAGAATGTCGACGGAATGAGATTCTCCCAAAATGCTCCACTTCTAAAAAACCAGTTAACTCGATTCAGAATGGCAGGGTATCGCGTCGCGTGGAAAGTCTTGGATGCGAAGGATTATGGAGTTCCACAATCACGCAAACGATTATTCATAGTTGGCGTGCGAGCAAAATCTCGGGCGGTCTTCGAGTTTCCTGAGCCTACTCATGGAGATGGACTTCAGAAATCGTATCAAACTCAGCGAGATGCAATCTGGGGTTTGCGAAATCACGCGGAAGGCAACTACAACGACGAACCATTTCATTGGTACTACTTGTCTCGAAATCGTCGAAAAGAATGGGACGAACCAGCAGCTACTGTCGTTGCTAGAGATCGCCATGTTGGGCTTCACCCTGACAGCCCTCCACTCAAAAAGCTTGCAACGGACAAATGGGTTTTTGACGGAAAAGCTTCTGATGCTCGAAGACTGAGCTACCTTGAATGTGCTGCATTGCAAGGCTTTCCAGATCCTTGGAAATTTAAATTGATGTCCTTGAATTCGCGTTACAAAGCGATCGGGAATGCTGTCCCGCCGCCGCTGTTTTCTGCTGTCGCGAAGTCACTTTTATTTGCGCTCAAATATGTGACCTAGACTCTCTTCTTCGCTAACTCAACCAAGTCTGTGTATTTGACTGGAGCAGACTCTCTTATGAATTTCTGATTGACCTTATTCTCGCAAATTACTGCAATTCTGCCTCGATCAAGTGTCAACCCAGCGCTCTCACTAACATCTCCAAAGTGGACGTGATTAGGGATATGAAACGGGACTGCGAAACACTTAACAAATGGTACATAAGTTAGCGGCCTGAACCATCTATCAAGTCGTGTCTTGTCCGGCTCGGAAAATTTTGTTTGCCAATCGGTCTTGCCGCATGCACACTGCCCAACCAGCATTAGATTTCCACGACGATTGTCCGGAAACTGCTTCCATGCAACTACATCCATTCCTAAATCACCATTTTGTCGCCTCCCGGAAGCTTGGGCGATATCGTTCCTTGGATTCCAGGTAAACTCACCCGTTCCAATTTGAGCGTTTAGAAGTTTGGAGACCTTAGCGATTCCGTTTGGACGAGTCTCTAATCCGTCGCCGGGAACACCAGTTCGAAATGAAGATGCACCTGGGCCAAGAAACGCCTTCAAGACATCTCTTATTAGACGCTCGAAAGCAATCTGAAACTTCTTGCCATCAGCTGTGCTAATGCTGCTTAGCGTGGAAATCGACAAGCAAAATTCGTAAGCAGATGTCTTTGATTGGACGTACTTCAGTGAACTCTTTTCCCTTTTGAATGGATAGCACTTGCCGAACAATTTGATGCGTCGTTCGATCTCATCTGCTAACGATTCCTCGGCTCGTTGCAACTCATCGCTTCCCAGTTCGTACTCTCCGGACAATGCTTCATCTCGCAAACCATAATTTATATTTGCACTTCCGAACTTCAATGCTTGCCATTCGGCCTGATCCGCATCATGTGAACGTCTAAGTTGACTATTTCCCAAATCCGAGACTAGAAAGGGATCACTCATTAGTATCCCCCTGTCCGTTTGCAATCTCGTCAATTTCACGATGGATGCGAATCGCTAGATTCTTAATTGACTTGGTGGTAGGCCGCAACTCAAGCGCCAACTCTTCATCTAGTTCCTCCTCACTCAATACAGGTACGATTTCACGAAGTAATTCGTGAACGCGGGTGAGCCTATCACCAAGGATGACAGACTTAGGTTTTGATCGCTCAATCGTGTCTTTTACCGATTTCCCATCTCGCAATAATCGCATCATTGGAGGCTGGGCGATGCACTTCGCAAGTTCTGCGAGTTCACGAGAGTCAGCAATTAAAGGTGGCGAATCCTCCTGACCAAACATCCATGCAAAAAGTGTCTCCGCTTTTTCAATCGATGATGCTGTAAGGGGGTTCTTCTGTGGAGAACCAGGAAGCTTAAGCCATTCTCGGACGGGCTTAAAACCAAAAATCGTATACACCCATGAAAAGGGGAACTCTGGGTTGCTTCTCAATCCCTTTCTTTGGCTATGGTTTGGATCAAACCGCCCTTCGTCGATGAGTTGCTGTGTTACGTAATATCCCTCTAGCATTTTTTTTGCGAGGCCAGTGTCATCGCCAATCATCTGTACGATGTCTTGCAGAGCTAGCCCATCTCTATCGACAGCGTTTGCAACCCATGCTGCCTTAGCATAAGAATCCCATTGTTGCGCTCCGGCAATATGGCGTACGCCCAAGTAGGGCGTGAGTTCTTTTATCTGGTCTTCAGAACTAAAAATCTTTACAGGGATTGGGTTGAACGGCTTGTTCCCATACTGAGCCCTGATTTTATTGAAGTGTGCCGCTCTCTTCTCATGCTGTGAAGCTCGCGCATCGCGAGCAAGAATTAGACATGCGGCTAGTCGGCGATTCCCTTCGGCGACAACGTACCCACCTCCGAGCTTTTTGTCACGAGGCAAAACTAGAATTGGCTCGGATTCAAAAAAACCGTTTACCGCAATTGAGCTTAAGACGTCGTCAATACCGAAGTTAGTTACGATATGGTTGAGGACGTCGGATTCGCGTTTAAATTCTCCAGCGGCAGCACCAAATCTCGGGTTACTTGCATCGAGGTGTAGGGACTTGATATCAAGCGTTTTGTCGCCCCCCTGCTCGATGGAACCCTCCGAAGATGAAGTACGATTTCCAGTTCCTGGCTTCTGTACTTTTTTTTGGATCTTACCCTTCGCCATACTTCACCAACGGAATTCTTGATTTCGGGCCACAAATACATGCCCTGAGTATACTATGCATCCCTCCCAAAGAAGATGCTAAGTAGTTTGCCTGATCCGCTTAAAACGCACTACAAAACAAAGCGGGTTGGGGGGGTTATTCTAATTATCGCACGCCATAAACTGGAGTTCTAAAATCGATGTTTGATAGATAAGGATTCTAGGTTGGCATCAAATTCTACGCCCAATCACTCGAACGAAAGCGACGAAATCATCATCTCGGTGGACTTCTTTCCGCTGATAATGTCGAGCTGTGGCAGGCAGGTCGGGTCATCCGGCCGCACACGCACGTACTGCACATCACCGCTGGCATAGTGTGCGTCAACCGTACCACCATGCCTCTTGCCACCTCGATAGAACGCAACACGGCAGCCGATCGGCAGCACTCGCCTAAGCTCTAAAGTTGCACGCTCGCAAGCGTGGCGAGCTAGTTGTGCCCGTTTTGCCAATGCCAAAATTGCAGCATTCCCTAATCGCTTTTTTGCCATGGTACCACTCCTTGCTAAACGCCTTCGAGCCAAGCCACGGCTCGAAGGAAAAACAACATGCAAACGATCACCTAGGACGATGGTGTTGCTGCCGTCTCTTGACCACCATCGCTTGGTAGAATTGCTTTTTCGCCGTCGTGCAACTCCAGCACACTCTTGTTGCTGCCAAGATCAACGTCGCCTGCATTGGATTCGCCTGCCGTGGCGTCAGTCGTTGCGGGTTCGGCAACTGTCTCTGATGGTTGCAACTGCGACTCTGCTGGTGACGCCTCCGAAGTGGGCTCGCTAGGCTTCGTCGCTTCGCTCGCTGACGTTGCCAAGTTAACGGCCTTCAATTTCGCGTCAGCATCTCGCAAACCGCCTTGTTCGGTACGTGGAATTCCCCAATCACCTCCGACCTTCATCGCCATTTTTGGCGAGTACCCCTTCGCGGTCAGCTGCTCCTGAAGGTCATTGAATACCGCCGTGTCCTCTTGGTCACCAGGCGACCCGGTTTCTTCAATGCGCTTTAGAAACTTCACGTACTCACCGACCAAGTATTCGCAATGCTCACTCTCCTTGATGTTGAACGTCAGCACCTTGGTTTGACTCTCCAAGATTGCGTCGGCTTGTTGCAACATCGACTCGGCAGCCTGGACTAAATCTTCGCCGTCGACGCAATCATCCAGATCAACCTGCAACTGCACGCGCGACGTGTGCGTGTGCCCTTGGTGAATGGGATGCGGCATCGTACGCGATGCTTCGACTACTAAAGAACCCAT